TGCTATTACATATTTCTATAGCACGGCTAACGCCATCAGCTATGCCTTGGAATTTCAATCTACCCATACCAGATAACACACTGATAGCAAAACCAGAGCTAACACCTTTGGGGCGTACACCTCGGACTACGTTAGGGAAGGTATCTTGTTCAATATAGTTCCCCACCATACTGAGGTGTTGCATTATATCTGATGGAATAGCCCCACCCTGACTTCGTTGTACGGTAACACCTTGGGGCAAAAGGTTTTTACCAAGCAGTTCGTAGTCGGTGCGAGCAGTTTCTGCTGGCCCAATCGGGCCTTGGAAGTCCAGGGTGGGCCATGCATACTGGCGCACGATAGCTTCCTGCTGTGAAACTGCACGAGCCTCTGCATCGAGGAGAGAGGTTATGGGGGTTATCAAGCCACGATACCGGCGATGCAGAGGCCCTGTATCCCAGTCCAGTGAGTCTGCTGGAAGAATAGGAACATAAGGCAAAAAGTTATAACCATGTCTGTATGGCCCCCATACCCATTGGTTATCAGCTATATACCCAGCCCATTCATCATCCCAGTATTCCAGCCAGTTAACCATCTGTGCGCTGTCTTTGGAAGATGCCCATTCTGGATATCTTCTTCTGATGACACCGGCTTCACGTTCATAATATTCAATCGCCCACTTCATCCCAACTCTGGAGTCATCCCAGATGATGTTCTTTGGATTTACATTCCTGACATCAATAGGAAAAGAGATATTACGTTTTTCCATCCAGAGATCAAGAGCTTCTTTGAATGCAGATTCATTTCCAAAGTCATCTTGTTGAGGTGCATCAGGCCATTCCTCACTCTTAAACAACACCTTCATAAAGCCGATGCCATAAAGAAATGAGTGTGCTACAGCGGTACGCTTGACTGGGGTTTTTAGGTTAGCCCACGTCCCTATGTAGAATTTCTTTAATCGTTCTGCTCGTGCCCTTGCACGAGCAGATGGAGGGATTACATCTATGGCTAGGTTGTTCACGTCCACATGGTCTGTGGCCGTATCTATGATTGCCTTAGCCGTAGATGGTCTAATAATATCGAATCCCTCTACATGAGGGACAGTATTTTCATTGTAGTAATAACTTTCAGCATTTTCACATTGTGTGCGAAATCTGCTGAAATACTGGCGTGAGTTACGGAATAAGTCTAAGACCTTTGAAAGGTCTGGCTTTCCTTCGTCATAGCCTGGAATCCAGCTATCTGGTCCAGTTCCGTTTGTTGATGGTGGTGATTGAGTCGTAGTCACGGCAAGTACACTCCTGCTCTTCTCGCTCGTTCTATAATACCCTCACTTCGTCTTTCTGCCATTAGTTTAGCCCCCATTGATTTATATTGGCTACCACCCCCAGTTGCTTCTTCTTGCGTTTGTACATATCTCCAAGGAGAACTTTTACGCCTAACTGACTGGTCACCAGCCCAAGGGTCGGCTGCTTCTAATGCTAAGGCAAGTGCAAACACATGGTCATCATGTTCACCAGGTGGTGCTTCCGGCCTCCAGCGTCCTGAAGGTAATCTTCTCATCTGAAATGACTGCAATTCCCTAATAAGCTTTGAGTAATTAGGAAACTTTATAGTCTCACGTTCTGTTGCTACAACGAGTCCTGATAGCAAAACATCACGTGAAACACTAGATATAGTATATGGTTCTACTGAAAGCCCTATAGCTTGTAGTTCCTGAGTAAACATATCACCACCTAAGCCGGTAGCATCGATGAACATTCTTTCAATTCCCCAGAATTCAGCTTCTCTTCTGATCTGTTCTTTCTGGACAGGCCAGACTTCGCCTTGGTCAATGGTAAGGACTGAGGCTACTCGACGATGTTCGGCATCCATAATAACTAGGACAGTTGCGTCGTGTTTACGACCCAAGTCGAGACCGGCCACATAGCGTGCGCCAGGTATAGGGGTTTGGAGGATATCTCCTGATATGCAATTAGAGATATTAGAAAAATAGCCAGCACCTTCTGAGAACTCGGCCAAAAACATACGCTTCCACGCAGCTTGGCTGAGGACTTCACGATAGGATTCGACTTCACGTTTATCCTCATCGGTCAGCATTTCGTTATCGAGGTATGTCCAGTGGAAGGCTTCTCTATCTGGGTTATCACCTCTGGATGCTTGTTGGAATAACATTTCAAACCAGTGGTCAGACCAGAGGGCAGGGATACCTTCAACTATTAATTTCCCCATTCTGTCAGGGGAGCGGAGTGCTGGGAGTAGGCGTTCCCAAGCATCTTGGCTTACGTCCTGAGCCTCATTGACCCAGACGAGATCAAGACCGGCTGACTGGAGGGAGTAGGGATTATCTGCTGATTTAAATTCGATCATACCCCAGGGGCGGTTCTGATTTCCTTCAAGGTAAATAATACGTTCATCCTGCACTACTCTTTGCACCCAACTTTTAGGGGTGAAAGAGAGTG